TGTGAATCACGGATGCCGTCACCCATACGGATGCCGTCACCCATGAAGTGCCAGTGCGCCAGCCGAAGAACTCGCCGTCGCGGACGATGATCTCCACCAGCGCGCCCGCAGCGAACACCCCGTAGATGGAAGCGATTGCCATGTGCCCGATCGCTGCGAGGGGTGATGTCTTCCACCACATCCCGAGGTACGCAAGCAATCCCCAGCCGACGAAACCCCAGCCCCACACATCAAGCGGCAACGCTTGTTCGACGATGAGGAGGCTTGAGATCGGCGGGTTGCCGTCAGTGAGCTGGATGTAATCCAGGCCGCGGAAACAGACTTGCAGCAGTAGCAGTTTCTGGATGAGGCGGATGGACAGGGGCCGGAGGATCACCATGAGGCGGCGGTCGAGAAGCCGCCGTTTGGCGTCCGCCCACTGCACGGTCACTGCCCCCTGAACTCTCCGTACATCTGCTCCGCCTGCCGCCGGATGTCAGCGACCGAGGCATTGGCGGTGTCGAGGGCAGCGCGGCCCTGCGCGACTCCGTAGTTGAGCTGTGCGGCGACCTGCCGGGCAATGTCCGCAGGGTCGAGCGGAGAATGCACCTCGTACTCGGACGGCTCCAGTGTGACGACGGGCCCTGGATTCTTGACGTTCATCGAGGCAAGGACCAGGCCGAGAGTGCCCAGGACCGAGGTGGTGAGGGACAAGATCCGGGCAGCCTGGTCTTCGGTGACGTAGCCGAAGATGCCTGCCGCCAATAGCGCGGCGGCGACGAGGCCGTAGATCGCGATACGGAGTTGCGGGTAGTTCTGCGCGAGCTTCGACATCATTTGCCCTCCAGCTTGTCGAGAACCTTCTTGACCATCTCTTCGGTAAATCGGTGCCGATGGCAGGTTCCCGATTACGCTGTCGACTCGCGCGCGGCCTTCCTCCTCGATCCGCGTCACGGTCTCAGCGATTGCGGTGTCAGCACGTTCACGGATCGCAGCGGCCTCAGCGTTGAGCTGCTTCACCGCGCCTTCGAAGTGTTCGATGACAACCCGAGACACCATGTCGACAATGTTGTTGGAGGTAGCCATGGTCAGCTCTTTTCGTCGTAGAGGTCGGCGTCGGATTGGATGTCGACGGCCAGGACGTAGGCGATGAATGCGGCACCGGTGGAGACGATCAGTGCGGCGGCGAGGAACGGCCAGCGGTAGTTCACAATCCCAACCGTCCCCACGTCGCAGGTCCGACGATCCCATCCACGCCGAGACCAGCGCGGCGCTGGAACTCCCGCACCACACGATCCGTCGCAGGACCGAAATCACCATCGACAACCAGCCGCGAGTACGCGGGGTAGTCGCGGTTCAGGCGGGCTTGGAGGTCACGCACCGCAGCACCGGTGGCACCGAGGCGAATCATCGGACGCCCTGACGACGGGGCAGGAGCAGGTGCGGGCGCGGGCGCGGGAGATGGTGCAGGCCCGCCGCCGAGGATGCGCCGCACACCGGCGTCGTTCCGAGGATCACCCTCGCGATACTTCATCTGGAAGTGCATCTCATCCGCGCGACCCCAGTCCGCACCCCAGAACACTTCCGGGAACAGGGTGAGCCCGTGGCGTACCTTCGCGATCCGGTCACGCGGCATCACCCTGCGACCCCACGGCAGCGACGGGGCGTCGATGTCCAACGCGGTACCCGACAGGTGGTTCGAGTTGGCGACGTCGTTGGTGTTCGACCACCCCCATACCGGTGACGTGATGGCCTTGACGTTCTGGTGGTACCAGCGCGCCCACGCACCGAGGATCACCTCGGGTGCTCCACGACGTAGTGGTGCGGTGTTCATGTAGGGGCCGGGGACCGTGACGCATTCGTCGCGGTTGCACATCCGCCACCCGTTCTCCGAGTGCGCGTGACCGTAGGCAGTGCGGAATGACATGGTTGCCTCCTAGACGCTGTTGGAGTTGCCGCGTGAATACGCTGCAAGCCCTTGAAGATTCGAGATCAGACCGGTGACACCGACCTTCTTGAGCGGGTTCTTCCCAAACGACGGCGACTGCGTCCGACGACCCGACTTCAAATCATCCGAGCAGATGACATGGGAGACGTACTGTTCCGTCGTCGTCCCCTGGTCGTAGAATGTCTGCACGTCCCCGAGGTTGTACCGTCGCCCCGAACCATCGTCGGCACCGAATTGCAGGCCGGTGGGGTTACCGGAGTCGACTTCGAATTCGAGTGTTTCGCCGCCGCGGTGCTTCTCCAAAGCCTCCTGCCCCACGCTGTTCGAATCCAGGGAGTAGGCGTTGGTGTTGTCACCCCACAGTTCACCCCACGAGTCGTCTTGGCCGACCTCATCAGCGAGGTCGTCGTCGTAGAACTGCTGATAGGCGAAGAAGATGTTGTCGAACAGATCACCGACGACGAACCCCAGACCCAACCCTGGTGCGGCGGCGTTGATCAACAGTTGGATTGCGAAGTTCGCACCCCACTCAATCACCTGGTTCAGGATCTCTGGGGCCTTACCGCCGACCACGACCCTGTCACCGTCCGGTTCGTCGACCACCAAGTCCATGTGCTTGATCTGGCCGCCGTCGGTGCGCCACTGCTGATGCCGCATGTCCCGTTTCGCGACCGTGTCGAAGACGTAGCCGGCGCGCGGCATCTTGTTCCACGACGACGGGTCCAACAGTCCGAGGTAGTTGTTGGGGTTGAGGAAGTTCAGGAAGTTGTCCGAGGTGGCGTCGATAACGCTCTGCAACTGCGACAGCGAGGATGTGTTGAAGACGGTCGGTGGTGTCCCGGTCCCATCCCACACATCCATCTTGTAGCCGAAGTCCAGCCGGTTCCTTGTGTTGGCGAATGCCTCGTCAAGTCGGGTGAAGCGGGTGGAGATCATGGCGACGTTTGCGAGCCAGCCGTCAGCGATGCTGATGAGGTCGTCGAGGGTGTCGATGTCGTCGAGGTCGGGTAGGTCCGTTGTCACCTGATGCAGCGGCAGGCTCGCGTAGATCGGCTTGTTCAATCTGGTCCACACACCGGCACCGATGAGTTTCAGTGCGACGTCGGGTTCGCCGATGGTGATGTGCTGCTTACCGGTCAACGCGATCTGGACCTCTGGGGGGAACAGGTTGTTGACCCAGTCGAGGCCGCGTTGCAGGTAGAAGCGGTGATCGAACCCCGAGAGAGTGACAACCTCGCGACCGGGGACGCCCTTCTGTTGACGCTTCATCAGCCGGTACGTCTGGCTGATCCCGTTCTCTTCCGTTCGCAGGAACAGTGCCCGCTTCGGCCGCCCGTTCCGCGTCTTGATGTACGGCAACAGGCGATGATCCGGCTTGAGGTCGATGGAGAAGTTCGCGGGCTGATACCAGTCGAACTCGCACGTCGACGACAGGTAGCCACCCAACGGGGTCCAGTCGATGGTCTTGCCGTTGGAGGAGCGTTGCCCGAGCTGCCAGTCACGTGCGCCCGCGGGGAGGGTGTTGGGGTTGGCGTATCCGGGTGCGCCGATCACAGGGCGCTCCGGTAGACCTGTGGGAGCACGAGGCGGATGCGAGTGTTGTCGTTGGTGCCGGTACCTCCGAGCGCGAGTGGGATGTCAGTTGTCCCGTTGTTAAGGACCGTGGCTGTGCGGCGTGGTGCTTTCTTCCGCCAATAGTGCCGCAGCCACGACCGATCCACGTCCGCGCCGTCACGTACCGAGAAGTTGTTCGGGTCCGTGTTGATCTTCCACGACTGCCCAGCCGGAACCGTCACGAGAATGGTGATGGACTCCCCTGCCAAGCCGATGGTGGGGTTGGTGATGGGGCCGATGATCTCCCAGTACGCCCACACGTCGTCATCGCAGAGGTTCGCAACGGTAGCGCCCGCGAACTCCGCTGGCGTATAGGAGACGTCGACAGGGTGTTCCCTCCACCACGACTCATCCGACCGAACCGCAACATCACCGACGTTGACGAACCCCGTGTTGACGACCTGCATGTAGTCCGGGTCCGGTAGCTCGGACAGGAGTCGCCAGTACTGGAAGCGATCACGCTCGGAGCCGTTCCGCACCGATTGGGCGTGGAACTCTCCGAGCTGTCGTCCGTCGCCGAATGCGTCACAGAACTGCAACCACCGGTCCAAGGCATCCTGTCCGCGTGGGACAGGCCCGAACCGGACGCTGCGGAGTGTGATGACGTTGGGGCCGAACATCTTCGCCCGCCACGTCACACCTGCCTGATCGACGTTCTGATCGTCGTCGTGCTTGCCTGGTGCACCACCGAGACCACCCGGAGTCTTACCCAACCGGAGTGGTGTTGCGAGGGAGCATTCATCCAGGCCGACGAACGGCCACAGCGAACCGTCGACCCCTGTCAGTGAGAACGACACGGGTCGGATCATGCGATGCCCGTCGACAACAGATCGAGGGCGACACTGCCGTTGCTGGTGTCGACGTTCACGTCCGCAGTCACGAGTCCGCCCTTCTTGAGTGTCGCGAGGATTTCTTCGAGCGGTGCCACGAGCTGCGTGAACGCCTCGGGCAGGCCGGGGATGTCATTCGAGCCGGTGTCGAACTGCGGCATCAACTGCGACAGGTCGACTTGACCGGACTGGGCCATCGACAGGAACCCGCCGACACCCGACGCCGCAGTGAAACCCAAACCGGCTGCGAGGGAGGCGGCTTCGTAGAGGTTGGTGGGGCGCATGTAGTCGCGGGACTTCGGTTCGTTGTAGCCACCGAACCCACCGTCAGCGAACTCCGTGACATTCAACCGTTTCCCGGTCTCCCGCCAAATGTCCACGGCTCGTGCACGTTTCGCGGGGTCGCCGGGTATGTACGCTTCCCACGGTCCTGCTTGCGGTTCCGCCCACATGCGGATACCTGCGCTGGTGTCTGCGATCTGCGGGTTCTGCGATTCGATGCCTCCATTCGCGAACACCTTCAAGCTCCCGACCGCTTTCGGGGTGCGACCGTCTGGGGCTGCGCCACCGATGTCGGAGAAGTTGATGACCCGCACATCTACCGGACCCGACGACGTCGGCAGGGTTTTGGTCCGACTGCCTGACGACATGCCCGCCGAACTGCTATCCGGGTGCCCGTAATCAGTGACCGTCAAAGCCTGCGCCCCGACGTCGTAGCTACCCGGATCAGACGACGGCTCACCAGGTGGCTGCGACATCGCCACATGCACATGGTTACGGTGACCCGCCATCGTCGATGCACCGTAAAAGCTGCCGTCGACTATCGACCCGTTCTTCACATTCTTGTCGAAACCTGGGGCCGAGTAGATCAGTTCGAGGAGCTTCGGCTTGTAGTTGTCGACCATGAAGTTGGCGAATGCCAACTGCTCGGGAGTGTTGTCGGAGCCGTTGGAGAAGTCGGCGGCCTGCCCTGAACCGTGGTGTCCTGGGTCGCCTGCGCGGTAGCCGGATGTCATCGTCAGGGCGGGGAAGTTCTCGGATGCGAGGTTGCTGAGACCGGATACGATGCCGCCGTCGGCCATCTGTACGAGCCCGTACCCGAAGCGGTCAGCGACATCCCGGAGGATGCCGACGGCGCGGGGACGCTTCGACTCAGCCCCAGGAATGAACGCCTCCCACGGGCCAGCACCGTCCTCCGCCCACTGCACGAGACCCTTACCGCCAGCAGACTTGATGAGAGCTTCACTCGGGAGTTTGCCGTCAGCGAAACCACCGCCACCGCCACCCAAAGTGCCCGGTGCTGCCGGTGCCCCACCAGCCGCATTCAATACCGGCGTCGGCCCCTGCATCAACGGCGCATCCGCCTCCGACACACCCTGCGACTGCCAATACCCGATCTGACGCTGCCGCAGATCTACGAACATGTCGACGGACTTGCCGGTGTTGTTGCCGATGAACGCGTCGATCGCAGCCTGACCCTCATCGGTGTTCGAGGTGACCTTGAACGTGCCATCCGGCAGCCGTTCCACCTTCAACCCGAGGGCTTCCAACGCGGCTTGCTGCTCCGGCGTATTCGAGTCGATGACGATGGACTTCTCATCCGGGATGTCTTCGACGACAGCGGTACCGAGTGCCTGCATTAACCGTGCCGAGGTTTCCGCCCGATCACCCGCTTCGACGACGCCATCGCGTAGGTTCTCCAGGCTGGGGATTGCGCCGTCGATATTGTCGGCCATCCCACGCATCGAATCCGCGCCAGATTCCAACCCATCCTGGAACCCGATCATTGCGTCGGATGCGCCTTCGAGTTTGTCCGCGACACCATCCATCCCGAGGGCGCGCGCGACACTGCTCGACACGCTGACGAGGTTGCCCATCGCGCCGACCATCCCACCGAGCGCCTTCGCTGTACCTTCGGTGAGGTTCGCGAGGACACGCAGGGTGTCGGCGGCGAACTGCGCCATCGCGATACCCGTATTCAGGCCTGCCTCGGCGAGGCCGGTGAAGAATGCGATGATCTCCGGCTTGTGGGTTGTGACCCAGTTCGCGACATCCGTCAGTGCGGGGCCGAATGCTTGGGCGAGTGCGAGTTTGATGTCATCGGCGGACGTTTCGATGGACCGTGACGCGGACGTGAACGATGCGGCCGTGTTCCCGGCCATCGTGTTCCCGGCATCCGCTGCCGCGCCCTCTACATCACCGAACTTCTTCACAGCCGACGACGGGTCCCACTGAGTGAACGCGCCGATGAAGTCGCCAGCCGTGTCACCGAGAAGGGCCTGCGCCGCGTTGGCCCGCTCGATGGGATCCTCGATTTTGCGGATAGCGTCGAAGACCTGATCGAACGCGGCCTCAGCGTCCGGGCCGCCACGCTTGAACGCCTCGAACAAGTTTTCACTGTCGAGGTTCAACCCGTCGAGGGTTTCCTTGATCGTGTCGCCCTCTTCGTAGATGCGGCGGCCGAACTCACGGATCGCGTCACCGGCGCGGTCTGCGCTGTCAGCACCGTTGTCGGTGGCCTGACCGATGAGGGCCATCGTGTATTCAGCGGAGAACCCAGTCTGCTTCCAGCCAGCGGAGTACTCACGGACTACTTCGAGGAGATCTTCGCCCTTGTTGGCGGTGCCGTCCGATGCACGGGCGATCAAGTCGAATGCCTGCTGCGCGTCCTTCGCCAACCCGGATGTCATCAGTGCGCCGACAGCCTGCACCGACGTCGACACATCACCGTCGAGTTTCTGGCTGATGATGTCCAAGTTCTCGATCGTCGACTTGAACGCCCCGGTGTCTTCCTCACCGGTGAGGACACCCGACTGGATCGCCCGCTTGGCGGTGTCCATGTTTCCGACGACCGATTCGCCCCAGCCGTTCGTGTAGGCGAGTCCTGCTGCTTCACCGATGCGGCGGGCGGTCTCCTCGTTGATGCCGAGTTTCGCCTGGATGAGATCCTGGTTGGCTTCTTGTTCCATGCCGTCGGCGATGGCGTTGGCGAGGATCGCGCCGGCGGCGAGACCCAACACGGCGACTCCTGCGAGGGCGGCTCCGATGGGGCCGCCTTTCGCGCCGAGCGATGCGATGCGGGGTGCGAATCCGGCGATGAAGGAACCGCCTGCTGATCCGCCTGCGCCTTCCGCTGCCCCGCCCATGCCTTCGATACCGGACGTGAAGCGGTCAGCGAACCCGGACCCCGCTTCTTCGCCGGATCGTTCGGCTTGCTGTGCGGTGGCGCGGAGTTCGCGTTGTGTGCGTTCGAGGGCGTCGACAGCGTCACGTCCGCCTTGTTCGGCGGCGCGGGCGGCACGGCGATGCGCGGCTTCCATGCGGTCGGTGGCCTGCTCGGCGTTGCGGGTTTCACGTTCGGCTTGGGCGGTTGCTGTGGCGACGTCGCGTTGCGCGGCCTCCAACTGTGATGCGCTCGTGCGGGAGTCGCGCTGTGCCGCGTCCAAACGTTCCTGGGCTTGGCGGGCCTGCTCGATGGCGGTCTCGGCGCGGGAGTTCGCACGCTCGGATGCTGTCGCGTAGGTCTGTGCTTCGCGCTGCAACTGCTGGTAGCCCTGTGCCATCCGAGCTGTAGCCGACGTGATGCCCGTCGCTGCCTGGGATGTGACCTGCTCGGTGCGGCGCGCGGACTGCTGCGCCCCATTGAGCGCGTTCGTCAGCTGGTCCTCAGCCGTAAGGCGGACGGACAGTTCACCGAGATCAAGAGCCATCAGGCAGACACCTTCTCAACGAGGGTGTCGAGCATGTCCAAGTCGACGAGAGTGACGAGCTTCCCCAGATGCCAATAATGCTGTGCGGCTTCCGGTGTGGTCGTGAACCAGATCATCGCGGCACGAGAGAAATGCATCAATTGTGACCAGCCGATACCGGCGTCGATCAAGTCATTCCACGTCTGCCCCAACAGCTTGCGGTATTCGTAGACCTCGGCGGTGCCGTTCATCGCATCGGTGAAGACGAGTGTGCGGAGGCGTTCGGACTCCTTCGCGGTCGGCTCCGCAACCAGCCACTCGCGGCCACGCCACGGGAGGAGGAGATCGAAGTTCATGTCGTCGAGGTCCGCGAAGTCAGCCATTAGTCGGGAACCTCCTGCGTGAGTAGTGCTTTGAGTTTCGAGTGGGGGTGCCCGAGGAGGCCGATCAACCGGAGTCGGAACCACCGGAAGGACCGCACGTGGAGTAGCGGTTCGAGGTCGATGCCCCAGATGGCGTGGAAGTCGAGTTCGACGACGATCCAGGAGTCGAAGATCCGGTCCCACTCCAAGTTCATTTCGGCGGGCTTGTAGCGGGGAGCCATGTGCTCGGGGTTGTACCAGCGCCGCATCGGCGGGTCCCACGACACGATCGGGCCGCCACCGGGGTCGTCGTCACCGAGGACACCGGGTGACGACAGGTCGATCAGTTCTTGCGTAGTCCCCGAACCCTCTTCGGCTTCGGGGCCAGTCGTTTTCCCGCCTCCACCACCCCATGCTTGAGGACATAGTCACGGGCGGTACCAGGGCCGATCAGGTAATAGATGAGCGCGTACTTCCCCGCCATCAGGGTCTTCGAGTTGCCGACACCATCCGCAGACATCTGATCCCGCACACCCTTCAACAGGACATTGATGTGATGCTGTTCGGTGGCGTCGTCGAAATGCCCATCGGACTCGACGAACGCACGCACCAGGGCGAGTCCTTCGGCGACGGTCGGTTCGGGGATGAGGTAGCGGTGGCCTCCCGCGCGGATGGGGAGGCCACCGTCCAATACCTCGTCGAGGTCAGCAAACATTCGCTATGCGGCTGCCTGGCCTTCGACCAGGGTGGACACGACCGGTGCCGCATTGCTCGGGGTCGCACCGGTGATGCCGGTGGGGACGAGTACAGGCATGTTCACGCCTGCGCGGGCACCCTGGTAGGTGATCGCGAATCCGGCGGTCTTGTCGCCGGTGACGACAGCGTTGCCAGTGCCGATGTGCGCGAGGCCGGTGAGAGCGGTCTGCAACGACGCGGCGGTGATCGTCGTGTAGTCCAACGCTGCGGTCTCGGAGCCGAGGGCTGCGAGCTTGAACGTCAACGCCGTCGGCGAACCGATGAACGCGAGACGCTGCACCTCGTTGACCGCGGCATCGGCGGGCTTCTCGACCTTCGTCGGCTTCCCGCGACCCGTCAGGGTGCCCGACCACTTCTGCAACTCCGACGGCTTACCGCCGGTCTTCTTGCAGTCCGTCGCGAAGAAATGCTCGAACGACTCGTCGATCTCGTCGTAGCGCCACCACTTGATGTGGACCTCGTTGGCGGATGCCGTCTCGTAGGAGCGTGCGAGGAGGTAGCCGAGGCCGGGATCGGGGACGAACGAAGGATCGTTGGTGCCCTTGTACACGCCGGAGATTGCGATGTTGAGGGCGTTTCCGACGACGGCCTGTGACTGCCAGGCGTCGGCGTAGATGTCGGAGTCGTCCTCCAACTTCGGCTGCGGTGACGGCTCGAACGACATGATGCCGTTGATGAACTGCCACACGGGGGCCTGTCGGGTGCCGCCGAGGTCGAGGCGGTTGATCTGTACGCCGTACTTGCCGGCTGCGGCGGTGGACAGTGACGCGGGATTGGGGGGCTGCTTGACGGCCATTGGGTGTCCTCCTAGGACGGGTTGAGGGTCAGCCGATAGGAGTCGGCCCTTGTCCACCGGCCCGCATCGTCTGGCGTGGCATCGGTGGTGATGCGGCGTTCCGCCCACTGGACGGTGACACCACCCGGCAGAATCAGCCGGGACAGTTGGTGGGAGTGTTTGAAGTCGAGGCGCTGGTAGAAGCGGTCAGCGACTTCGTGGACCGCGAGGGAGTCTTCGTTGTCGACGTCGAGGCGGTAGCGGAATTGGATGAAGTAGTCGGGGTTCCAGGCGTCTTCGATGCGGACGTCGTCGTAGAGGTTGAGGATGACCGCATAGCCGGGGGTGTCGAAGCCTTTGCCGTACATGACGGTTGGACCTGCCCCGTGCCCGTCGTAGCGTGCGAGTCCTTCATCCGCGAGCCATTCGCCGATCGCGAGGAGGGTGGGGACAACCTGCACGGCGGTCATAGGCCGGTGTCCCGGACGATGGCCTGCGCCACAATTGATTCCATCGTTTCGCCAAAGCTATTCGCAGGGACTTCCAGATATTTCGCTTGGCCCCCGTTGGGGTGTTGGTAGCCGAGTTCTTCGTGCTGTCGGACGGCGTACGGGGTGTTGAATGACACCGCTGAGACGTTGCCTTCCTGCGTAGCGCGCCCGGATGCCCGGAGGATGCCGTCCTGGACTGGTGTCTTCTCGATCGCCTGATCAAGGAGTGCTTCGGCGGCCTCGTAGATCCCGGTTTGGGCGGCTTCGGTGATCGCATCCGCAGCGCGGGTGTTCCACTGAATACTCATCCGAGGTCCACGCTGTAGAAGTTCGGAGTCAACGGGCCGGCGTCATGCCTGGATTCGGTGATGACCTTCGCTGTCTTCGACCCGAACAATGCAGGCAATGTCACCTTCGACCCGATCGGAATTTGCGGGGTGCCCTCATGCATGGACGCTCGGTTCGCGGACACAACCTGCTGCCCGGAACCATTGAGAACCAACCGGTTCTGCGCACTGACACGCGCGTATTCGGTTGTGGGTGCGGCGTAAGCAGGGCCGCGAGGACCATCCCCCGTCTTCCGCTCCACGATGATCGGGTGAATGAACCACGTGTTCGCAAGTAGGTCGGCGGCGGTCATCTGCCAGCCACCACCGTCGAACCCAACCCCGCATTACGAAGATGCGACAACGCTGCATCACACAGAGTGTTGATTGCCTTCGCCCGATCCGGGGCCGTCAGATACGTGTCATACGACAGGTTCGCGCCGTCGACACCCGTCGTCGTCAACCGGGCGTCCTGCCCGCCCGCACCCTTCTGCGGATCAATCCCCGCGGCATCCCACGACGCGATCTGCTCACACGCAGCATCCGACAAGGCTTCACGCAGGTCGTCATCCTCGGGGAGACCCGAGGGCAGTGTCACCCACCGGTCACACAACGTTGCCTCACGCACCAACCCAGCCGCGTACCGGTTCAACGTGGAGAAGTTGTCGGGGGGTGTGTCACCGGTCAACGCTTCGTACTGTGCAGTGGTGGCGTAGACCAGCATCCGTCGCCCCTCTCAAAATTGTGTGGGTGGAATGCCGAACGCCCCCGTGCGATAGACAGCGGGGGCGTTCGACGAACCGGGGGTGTAACTACTCGGACAGGCCGCCGACAGCATCAGGGTCCGACGCCTTCGACTCGGTAGCCTTCGCGCGCGGTGCACGCTTCGGCTTCTCCTCCGCTGCCTGCAACTCGCGGACAGCATCCGCCAACGCATTCAGCTTCGCGGTGAAGCCAGGCTCACCCTTCACGAACTTCGGAACCTCGATCACGGCGTCACATCCAGGGCCATCTTCACCGCACGCTGCAACGACACGGTCGACGCCGAATCGGTGTAATCGTCGGGGTCCTTCACCGTCGAGATACCGAAGAACGTCGAGAAAACCGAACGATCCCGCAGGAACGCTGCGTCGTAGTCCCTGATCCAGCGCATTGCGAGACCGGCGTACGACTGCGCCTGACCGAACGCGACACCAGCCGGCACCTGGGGTGCACGGTAGACAGCCTGGAACGCGGACGGATGGTAGGCGAACGCCTCGTCCGGGGCGATGCTGTTCGACACGACGACGGTGAACCCTGCGACGCGGCCGATGGTGGCCTCACGCAGTGCACTGTTGTCGCCGGACTGGTCGTACTTCTTGAACTGGTCGTCGTTCAGGATGCCCGCCTCCACGCTGGTGCCGACGAGCATGATGCGGCCTGCCTGCGGGACGTGCGCGACGTTCAGACGGCGACGGGCCTCCACCGCTGCGGTGTGGAATGCGGTGCCGATCTCGATGACACCACCGGGGTACGTCTCACCGGAGATCTTGTCCGCGATCTTCTCTTCGAGGCGTTCCGCGATCGACCGTGCCTGCGGGAGGGATACCTGGTTGGTCCAGTCCTCGATGTCCAGGGTGAGTTCTTCGTCGGTCAGCTCGATCGCGTTGTAGATGTGCGTGTCGAGCTTCACGTCGATCTTGAACTCGGTGAGGTCGTCGACGACGATCGGGGTTGCGCGGTTGTTGCGCCATGCGTAGTCGCGGGCGACGGTGCGTCCGGGGATGCGCAGGGAGACTGTGTCGTTGGACGGTGAACGCTGCGAGAAGTAGACGTTCGCGTCGGAGGCGACGAGCCTGGGTAGGACGATCTCTCGTTCGAGGACGCCGAGCCCGGAGGCCACGATCTGGTTGGCCTTGAGGATGGTGTTTGCCATAGCGGGTTCTCCTGGTTAGAAGGTGGACCCTCCGCGCTTGGCGGCTGCCTCTGCGATTTTGCGAGGGTCGAGTTCGGTTTTCGTGCTGCCTCCGCTGCCGAGTTCGGCTCCGGATGCGTCTGGGGTTGCTTTGGCGATGCGCTCGGAGAGTGCTTTCGCTGCGGCGTCGACCTTGTCGGCCGGTACTCCGCCGAGGAATGTTTCGATGTCGTCCTCGGTGAGGTTCTTGTACTTCACTGCTGCCCGCAGGCGAGCGTTCTCCGCGCGGGCGGATTCCGCTTCCTGGCGCGCTTCGTCGCGTTCGGTCGCAGTCTTTTCGGTCTCGGACATCTGAGACTTCTTGATTTTTGCGAGTTCACGTTCGACGGCTTTGCGTGCCTCGCGTTCCTTGCGGAGCGTTTCGACGCCGTTGGTGCCGAGTTCGTCGGTTGACTCGGTAGCTGTCGCAGCTTCCGTGTTCGTTCCGGTGGCTTCGGTGTTCTCGGTTGTTGCTTCGGTGGTGCTTTCGGTGTCGGCCATCGCGGCTTTCTCCTGTTGTTGGGGCGTGGCATCGCGCCGACGCCGATTGGCCCCGAACCCATGCGGGCGCGGAGCTGTGGGGTGTAGCGGGTGAATCAACCGGCCCATGCGGGCACGGAAGTCAGATGATGGACAGGCGGTCCAGGGTGTGTCCGCCGATTGCTGCGGCGGCTTCCCACTCGGCGCGGTTCGCGTCGGTCAATCGGACGGGGTCACCGGGTGCGCCGGCTGTCTCCGTGTCGAAGTCGGGGTCCATGCTCTTGAGCGCTTCCAGCTCTTCGGGCATCGGTGGATTGCCTGCGACGACCTTGCCGTCGACAGTGAGCCACCGATTACCACCGAGAAACAGGACAGGCGCGAGCATTTACAGGACTCCCAATCTGCCGAACGACCACCGGATGATGTCGGCTGCTTCCACACTGCCACCGGAGACGGTGCGGAGGACATCGTCACGGCCTTCGACGACTGCCGCATACGATTCGGCTATCCACTCCCGACGACCCGACTGCGGATTCCCAGCCGAACCCTGCTTGAAGTACGGGTTTCCTGCGGTCGAGTCACGGACCTGCTTGTGTGCCCAGATCAGGTACGGGTCGTCGGCTAGTTCGGAGACGGTGTGGATGTACGGTGCTTCGCCTGGGTTCTGTACTTCCACGCGGGCGGGTCGGCCCTTGAGGTGGTTCAAGTCCATCGAGTGGGCGAGTTCGTGAGCGATGACGTTCACGGAGCCTTGCATGTCGTTCGCGTTGATGAACACGGTGTTGGTGTTCGGCGTGTAGAACGATTCGGTTTCGAGCGGTCGGCCGTCGGCGGTGAGTCGGCCTGCGTACTGGGCGGCGAGGCTGGTCTCTCCGGTGTTCCGGGCGACGACGACTTTGGTGCCTGCGCGTTGGATGGATGCGCGTGCAGCCGCCGGGATGGCGTTGGTCTGCCGTTCCACCGCGGCTTTCGCGAGGGCGGACAGTTTTGGGCTGTACTCCACATCGACGGGAATCTCAGCGGCTTTGGGTGCGGGTTTCGGCTTGACGACCTTCGGGAGTTTCGGTGCCACATCGAGCGTCGGTGTCTTGATGCCGAGGTCCAACTGTTCGCGGTCACGGCGACGGCCGACACCCGTCATCTCGGTGTGGGTCTTGATTTTCCCTTGCCATTCGCGGACCTTCGCCTGTGCCGCTTTCTTCTCGGCAGGGTCGAGAGACGTTGCTGCGCGGCGTTTCCACTCACGTACGCCACGTTCGAGACGGCGCAACTCTTGAGTGTCTGCGTACCCTTCGTCGTCGGCTTTCGTGGGCGTCGTATCAGTGACGCCAGGAATATAGAGCGAATGTCGGTGGCGGCACGCAGGATGGTGCAATCCCTTCGATTCCGCCTCTGCGAGTGACGCTTTCACCTTTACCGACACGGTCCGCCCGGTGGTGCGGGACGTCTCGGAAATGACCCCGAGTGTGCGCCCGGACAGGGACAGGATTTGTCGTTCGTACGGTTGGCATTGCGGCGCTGGCCGGGGATGTGAGGACACGATCACGAGATCGTAGCCACGCTCCGTCAACCGGTCGGAGTGCGACTGCATGAGCGCTTTGGTGGTGCCCGTGCGGATCGCCATCTCCGTGTACGCGGTGAGTGACCACGACTTCCCACGGCGGTCGAGGAAGCCAGTGATGCCGTTGCGGGTGAACTCGGTGAGCGCGCGTTGGGTGGCCTGCTTGCGTGTCTCAGCGCCAGCCACGACGGTCGCTGCACCGCGCGCAACCACGCGGCGGTAGATGTCATCGGTGGCGCGGAGGACACCCTGATCCACTGCTGTGAGTGCACCGGTAGTTTCGGCCAACAGGGCTGCGACGGCGGCACCGTCGATCGCAGGAACAGTGCCAGCGTTCGCAACAACCTGCCCAGCACTGATCCCTTCCGCGACGGCGATGTCCTGTGAGGCTGCGAGGAACCCATCGGTGACGGCGCGTTGGATAGCGGATGCGATCAGCTCGGGTGACTTTCCTGCCATTTTCGCTGCAATGATCCCGGCTTCTTTGCGGAAGCGTTGCAGTTCCATGACCTGACGTGCAGCCCAATCCGGTGCATCCAGGCCGCGGGCGATCTTGTCTGCGATGAGTTCGAGGAGGATCAGTTCGAGGCGTTGGTATTCGGCAACGAGATCGTCGGCGAACGTGTTGCGTGCGGCCGCCGGGTCCAGCATCAGGTGATTCTATTCGCCGAACGGGGGTGCTTCATTGCCGTCACCCTCAGCATCAGCATCAGCGTCATCGGCACCGGTCGGGGGCTGCTCACTGTTGCCGAAGCCGCCACCGAACGCAGGCACATCCACCTTGCCAGCCTCATCGATCAGCTTCACTTCCGCCTCAACCTGCTCATCATCCCAGTCAGGCCACTTCATCATGACCTTCGTCTTCGTCGACACAGCCTGCGCCTGATTGAGCAGGTTGATGGTCTCCGCGACGACGCGGGGGGATTCCTTCGACGGCTGCCACTTCACTTCCACCAGCTCGGACGGTCGGCTACCACCGAATACTGCGGCGTCGACTTCGAGCATCGACGTCATGAGTGGTGCGAGCGGTGCCCACAGTCGGGTCTTCGCGGTGCGAGTCAGGGCAGTGTCGCGGGTCTTCGCGTCGGTCTCAGTCGCGGTCTGCGCGACCTCATCCGACAACCCGAACGTGAGCGGTGAGTATCCGACGCGGCCGATGATCAGCCGCAGCAGGCCCTCGTAGGTGCGGGCGTGTTCGTCGACGCGGATGTTGAATTGCTGCGCATCCATGACGGATGACAGCTCACCCTTGTTGATGAAGTCACCGACCGGACTGTAGATGGACTGGTCGACGTCGAAGGAAGCACCGTCACCCGATCGCCCTTGCTGTAGGAGCTGCCGGGAGATGAACACTCTCGCTTTGCCGAGGTCCAAATCTCGCATCCACGACGACCACACCTTGTCGGCCTCATCCATCAACCGCATCACCTGGACATCGAGGTCCGCGCGGCCCAACGGTTTCAGCTTGGGGTGATTCCGCCACTGCGCGTTCGGCCCCATGTTCGGGATGTACTGCGCGAGTAGCCGATCGGTGGGCAGTACTTCGCCTTCGACACCGACCCTTGTGGCGAGACCCTGGGTGGATTCGTGATCGGCGAGGCTCATCGTCGTACCGAGGTTCGACGTGGTGCCGCGATGCACGGAGTGGAACAAGCGTCCGGGTGTGTAGCGCTGCAAGTGCCGCCACACCACATGCTCATCATCGGAAGGTAGCTCCGACCAGAACGTGACCGCGGACAGTCGGCCCCACTTGAACTCAGGGATCGCTCGGTCGGCGTCTACCCAGTCGATCCACGGTTCGTCTGCGACGGTCTTGTCCCACACGACGCGCCCGTACACACCGGACAGCATGGACGCTGATTCGGCGGCGGAGAGGAGACCGGCGTGGATGGTGGAGTTGTTGCAGATGGCATCGATACGGTCCTGCAAGCTCTTGTCGGCGTCGGCTGCGAGGATCTGCGGCGGATCAGCGAACAGGGTCGCTGAGGCGATGCGTCCGATGTCAGCGGCGATGGGTGCGTGGACGCGGGTGGGACGTTCACCTTTGGTCGGTGTCTTCCCCCAGAACGCTTGCCATGCAGCGGAGAACCTGTTGGTGGCGGTGACGGTTCCTGCGTCTGTGTAGAACTCTGCGAGGCCGTCGGGGTCGCCTACCCACCAGACGTGTCGTTCCTGGCATTCGGCCATCACGAGGTCGTAGGGCTTGGGTGGCCAGGGTGAGTTCTCGGGGAACATCTACGCAGCCACCTCCTCGGGTAGTCGTTCGCCTATATCAGGTATGAATTCTTGCCACTGCACACGGGATGTCAGGAGGCCGTAACGGCTAGCGTCCAAGCTGTCGTCATCGACCTTCACGGGCTGCTCTTTCCCGCTCTCCGTCTTCTCGGTATCCCATACGTACGACGTGAATTCGTTGATCAGGTGCGTGCAGGATTCGTGGATGAACAGTCGTCCCGCGGTGAGTAGTGACGCTGTGAGGCCGATACCGTCGGTGTGACTGTTGTTGGCCTTGATGACTGGACCTAGGCCATCCACGTGCATCTGGTAGCGGAATCCTTTCGCTGATGGGTCGGCGAAGAAGTACTCGGGCCAGCCATGCTTGTCGCAGAACGCTCGCAGTGATGCTGTCCGTTGTGCGTGCGTCAGGTCGAGGCTCGGTGCCCACTCAGCGGAGAAGTACAGGTTGTCGTCTTCGCCGAGGATTACCTGTATGCCTCGGGTGGGGTGTGTGTCGCCGTAGTCGACACCGACTGCGAGAACCATCTTCGTGGCGGGCAGCTCGGAGACGACGTGCTTGTCGATGCTGAACATGGGGTAGATCGCGCCCTCAGCGAGTGACCACTTGCCGAGGATCATGCGTTCGTACCAGAGTCCCGAGTACATCGACATGACGTTGCGGTAGTACTTCGGGTTCAGGTTGGCGCGGTTGTCTTCGAGGGTGAATGAGAAGCGGTGCAGGTCAGAGAGTGTCTGTTCGTCGCCCTCTTCTTGCGCTTCGAATTCGTCGTTGCGGTCGAGGATGGTGCCGTCGTGCTGCACCCACAGTTTCGCCTTGTCCAACCACTTGAGCTTGAACCAGTGGCGTGGTCCCTCGGGATTGCATGTCGCCCACATCCGCGCCCCATCTTCGGAGAGACGGGTGGTCAGCATGTTCCAGTACGACTCAGGCAGCGTGGATGCCTCATCGACGTATGCGCCGGCAAGGGTGAGGCCCTGAATCTTCGTTCGGGCCTGCTCGTTGTTCGCTCCGACAAGCATCACTTCACGGCCGAGGATGTTGACCGTGCCGTTGCCTCGGTTGATGGTGACGCGTTTACGCCCGAGCATGTCCTGGATTGGGAGGACCAGGTTGTTGATGACGGTGCGCTCGGTGCGTCCTGTCATCAGCAGGTTTCCCGGTGGTGCGGTGCGGATGTAGCGAATCCAGTCGATCAGTGTCGCGACGGTCTTACCGGACCGCACTGACCCTTCGTAGATGTTGATGAAGGCGGTGGAGTGTTCAACTGCCAGCTTCGACTTCCCCGACAGGGGGTTGACTGCCACCTACCCACCACCCGTCCCAATGTTTCGTTCCCGATACCGACGTGTCGCGTCCCGCTGGCACGTTCTGCATGCCCGCCAAGTGCGTCCTGCTCGCGGCTGGTGTCTGGTGTTCTCAGAATTGAAAGCGTGCCCACGCACACAGTGGGTCTGGTTGGACCGTGGGTCGCGGCCATTCTCGACCCGATCAAGCATGTTCTCGCTACGAGTCCCGTACCGGAGATTCGACAGGCGGTTGTTCGTCTTGTCGTCATCGCCATGCAGGACTTCCATGCCCTCGGGGACAGGTCCAACGAAAGCCAGCATCACAAGCTTGTGGACACCTGCGTGCTCTGCGGAACCTTCGAATGAGAGACGGATCCTCCGATGCCCGTTGGTGTCAGGGGATGCCGCCAAGACGCGGGGAACTGGGTTCCCCCGCCAAGGTCGCCACGAACGGACCCTGCCGAGGTCGCTCACCTCGTAGGAGCCTTCATAGCCGGGGACGGAGCGCCAGGATTCACGGGTACCATCAGTCATGTCGAACCTCTTCATCAGGTTTGGCCATACCCCCGGATCGTTGGCGCGATCGCGGGGGCCTTCCATCTATTCTACCCCATCGCCGCTGGTCATCGCGCTTAACCACGCATCGACAGCAGGTAGGTCATGACCGTCATTGTGCAACTCCGCCAACTTATTTGCCGCAGCGAGCGCAGTTGAAACAGCCTGAACGATGGCCTTCTGATCACCGAACGTCGGACGCTCCAACTGGTGCTCCGAATACAGGTTTTCGCTGCCACCAAATGAGAACACGATCGTCGGGTCCCACAGTTGGTCGAGAAGCTTCCCACCCTCATCGAGCAGTCGCGCTTCAAGCGTTACGCGCTTCGACTTGTTGTCGACGTGGACGGCTTCGGCGGCTTTCGCTGTCATCGAACGATCAAATGTGAGCCCGAGCTTGTCAGCCCATCGACTGATCGTCTGTTTCGATCTGCCCATCTGCTTCGCAATGGCGTGCAGTGACTGACCAGACTCGTGGAGTAGAGCCAGTTGGTCACTGTCGCTCTCAGACCAGCGCGCTGCCATCGCTGCTCTCGCGCGCGCGGTGAGGCTGCCAAACGTTTGATCTGATCATTGGTGCCTCCGTTCCCGCGCTGTGGGGGTCGGGAGTTATTTGGGTGCGAACAGTTGTGCGGGATTGTGGCCGCGGGCTGTGATGCCGTCGTTGATGATGGTGTGCGCGTTGTTGGCGGCGGTTGCCCATTGGCCGCGCGGCTGCCATGTTGGCCCCATGATGCGATGCAGGCGCTTGTCGAGGTCTGCGATTTTGTCGGGGTCTTTCGACAGGCGGAGGTCTTGGAACGCGGGCACCAACGATTGCAGCGCGGCCTTCTGGCTGCTGTCTGCGTCCTCCGAAGCGGCTGCGACCTTCACGACGAGCACGAGGACGTCATCGGTACGACGCCGAGCAACACTCACTCGAACACCGGCCTGCGGTCGACGGTCCAGGTGGCGACATCGCCGGTCTTGGCGGAGGCGGCACCCAGGACGGTGGCGATTTCGTCGAAGGCGGTGTTCGCGGTCTTGCCGGCGTCCAACGCGTTCGAGATCAGTGTTTCGATGCCGCTGGGGTCGCCTTTGGGTGGGGGTTGGAAGCCGATGACACCGGTGTCGGTGACCCAGAGGATGCCGATGGGGACGATCGCCCAACGCCCATGCCCCACACGCTCCAACGGACCAGCAGGCGCACTCACCTGAACGCGCCCATCCCGACCGACTCGATGGTCGACGCATAGGGATCGACGACCAGAGTCATTGCGCCGTCAGTGAGCTTCCACAGGCTGTGCCCGACCTTCGTCTCACGCTTGGTTTCGTTCAGGCACTTGCCGATTCGCTCCAAGGTGTGTCCGCCGAGTCCTGCCTGTCGCAGTGCTTGCGCGGTGAGGTCGTATCCGCCAACTTGTGATCTAGCCACGTCCATGCACCTTCCGATTGTGATCCGACCACAGTTCCTTGCGGGAGACGTACGCGACGATGGTGGTGCCGTTCATGCCTTCCATCAGTTCGTGGAAGTCGCAGCCTTTGTGCCAGCAGGCGATGGTGATGACTGGGGTTCGGGTGTCATCCACGGGTGAGCGCCCAGAATGCGATCTTGCGGAGGGCAGCGGCGAATGCGTCTGCGAGCAGATTCCACACACTGGCCTCCGGATGGTTGAGCACATCAACGGTGGTTGTGTTCACACCGGTTGCTGATGCGCAGCATACCACGGGATCTCGGACGGATTTGTCAAGCAGAAACCTCGGACATGCGTTGTGACCTTGCGGCTTCCCTGGCGCGCCGGATTGCGAGGACGTCACCGAGGCGGTAGACGTGGCCTTTGACGCCGGGGATTTCGCGGTGCTGCAACGCATTCGCCCCATGCCTGCGAGTATCAGTCCACGAGTGGATGGTGTCCGCCTTCAACGGCTTCTCCCCGAGCTGCGGCATGATCCCCGACAACTCCCGCGCGGTCAGCAGCATGTCGTACGACAGGTTGATCTTCTCCATGTCGGGTTCTGCACAGATTTCGTCGGGTGGCAGGTCGACTGTTCGGCGCGCCATTTTGATGTGGTGCCCGATCTGGCCGGGTGCGTTGTCGGCTCCATCGGTGAGAGCGAGGGCGATGACGTTGCGATCCAGCCAGGCGGCGAGGGTGAGGGTCGACGTCGAGCCTGCCCATTCGATCTGGCGGGCCTGGCAGACGTCCTGCACCCACGTGAGTAGGCACGCAGTGAGGTTGTCGGCGGCTTCGACAGCATCGAGGTTGATGGGTAACGGCATCTCCACCCGCTCCACCGACGTGCGTCCACCCGGTTGCGGGCGTGCGATCCGATCCCGCCGACAGATCGTGACCGCCAAATCCTCCACCAACGAGGGGATTTCACGGAGCGACTTCACAAGCTTCCGTTGACCTTCGCGGTCGAGATAGAACGTCTCGCTCATATTCGGATGCCTTTCAGGATTTCGAGGGTTTCGGCTTCGTCGTATGGGACGTTGAGGGCTTCGTGGACGGTGCGGATGGTGTCGTTGCCGACGAGGATGGCGACGTTGCGGAAGTACCGCTTCCGACCCCACCTGCGTACGGCCCGCTCATTCACCGTGCTCACGACGCACCTCCGTGCCGTTCAGGATCGCTGTGCGGCGTTCCAAGCGGGCGCGTTGGTCGTGCCACCATGGCGAGAGTTTGGTGCCGCCTGTGTCGCGCGCGGTCACGTCGATGCGCACCGTCACTTCGCTCGCGCTCATCGGATCTCCTCGTTGACGGCGTCGGCAAGTTGTCGAGTCAGTCCTTCGGTGACGTACGCCGCCGTATGCCTTGAGTCGGTGGTGTAGCCGCGTAGCCACCTGCCTGCCTCAGCCCAATCCCTGCGGTTGGACCACCGCCACCACGGCTGCAACTGGCCTTTCACGATCTTCGACAGGACATTCACCGCCCACGCGTTCACATCCCGCCCCATAAACTCCGAGAAGTCCGCGATGCTGCGGAGGTAGTTGCCGGCTGGGAGGCTGGTGATCGGGTCACCCCACGCAGCGACGGTGAGTGTCTTGACGCTGTGGATTCGCCGTTGCCCGCCGATCCCATAGCCGCCAGGATTCGGGTTCACAGTGGGTTGTGAACCGTCACGAAGTGGGTCCGCAATCAATGCGCAGCCGAGGACCTGCCGTGGATCAGCCCAGTTAGCGGCGTAGTTCCCCGCGATGGCAGCGCCCTGCGAGTAGCCGCCGACGACGACAGCTCCGCGGCATTCACGGACGGCCCGGTCGAGGGCGAGTTCGCCGAGGCGCGCGCTCTCGGCGTATGAAACCACCTTGCCGTAGTCAGCGAAGTAGCCATCCGTGACGTAGCGGTAGCGGAAGCGTTTCGGGTCGAGGCGTTTGAGGAAGTCGTCGCTGATGCCTTCGCCTTGGGGGTTGAAGGTGCCTGCGAGCCAGAGGACGTCGATCATGCGGTGACGTTCCGTGCGATGAGCCAGGTGTCTGCTGCGTGGATGGCGACGTTTCGGGTTCGGAGGTCGCCTATGGCTTCGTGGATGTACAGGTGACCGTTGTCGACGGTGTAGCCGCTGCCTTTTCGGTCGTAGGTGATGATCTGCCCATCAGTGGTGACTACTTCGACGATCATCGTGTGGTGCCTCCTGGCTGCATTTGGAACTCGGGCGGGTGCATGGGGTTTGGTTCCCAGATGGGTGTGATGGTGAGTTCGATGCGTGGGTTTTCGCGGTCGAGTTCGATGCGGCACGATTCGGTGCGGACGTAGGCGAACCAGTCATCAGGCCACACACCTGCATCGACGAGGCCGTCGATCGAGGCTTTCAACAGGGCCGACAAAGAGCCGGCGTCGCGGTGGATGAGATCTGGGACGTACCAGGTGCACATAACATCGGAACGCGGATGAACACCGACCTTGTTGGCCTTCGCGAGTACCGATGCCGTGTACCGCATCTGCTTGCGTGTGGATGCGTGCGCCCTGCCGTTCGACCGTGCTGCTTCATTCGATGTGATCGGCGGACGCGAGTACGGGAGCGTCAGAGTCGTCGTCACTGCTGCACCTGCAACATTCGACGCTCAGGACTACCGACCGGATACCCCAGCGCGCGCCTGCGTTCTGCGATGCGGGTGGGCATTGCGTGCCACCATGCGCGGTCTGTGTCGGCGGTGTCTTGGTGGCGGAACAGTGCGGCGCTCACGGCTTCTCCCCCCCAGCGGCAGCAGCGGGAAGAAACTCGCGAAGTTTGGCGATGTACTCGTCGGCGTTCGCGATCACTTTCGTGTGCAATGCGCGGTCATCGGGTGTGTCCATGATGAGTCCGCGGTAGGTGTCGGTGATGAGGGCGAGGATGTTGCAGGCGGCGTCGAATCGGTTGGTGTCGATGATGACGTAGCCGGCATCTGTCAGCTTCGACACCACATGGGCGGCGAGGTCCTTGATCGTCATGGTGTTCGGGAACGCTCCCCACAGTTGCCCATCCTCGCGTGTGCCGGGCGTTCCTTTCTGGCCCTCAGTTGCGACCTCCCGCATACCCTCCGCGATGATGTGTGTGGGGTTCGGTGTGCTCACAACACCACCCCCGAAACCTCTGCGCGCAGTTCAGCCCGAATGTCGCGACACACCTGGTCTCGTCGCTCCCGATTCGTCTCGACCATCATGTAGCCGTAAGCGCTGATGATCGACGCCGCATACAGGTGGTCTGCCCGAGTCATACTCTGCGGGTTGTAGCGGAGTTTCCAACCGACGCCAGCGATCTCGTCATTCTCCAACTCCGGGCGCGGCCATGTTGTGCCATCGGAGAGTTTGATCCGCGTCTTCCGTTCGCTCATGGTGTCTCCTGACGAGGTTGGTGATTGCCTGAACGCCCGAGAGGATGCGGTCGACCTCATGGACGTAGACGGACATCTGCTCGGCGGCCTGCTTGCGAGTGCAGCCGTTCTCGTCCATCCACTCTTCGAGGTACTCGCCCGGCGCGACTGCGTAGTTGGTGCTCATGGTGTCTCCTGTGGGTCGAGGGCAGCGCGGAGGCGTGGGACGAAGTTGGTGTACTCGAAACCGTCGGCATCGATGACTGCCCGGACTCGTGCGATGGTGTTTTCCCGTTCCCGCAGCACAGCCACGAGGGACAAGATCGTGTGCACACCGATGCCCGGTGAGCGCTGGTCGGCAAGGGCGTTCTCGCAAGCCGTTTCGATTGCTGCAAGATGCTCGGGATTCAGATTGTCGGTGTTCATGCTTGGCCTCCCGCAGCGCGAGCGTCGATAGCGGCTGAGTACCTGCGGAATCTGACACCGGCCCAGACCATCTCAAGGCGACCATGGAACTCGGACAAGGTCTCGTCAGGCTCCATCTCGGGCAACTCCACGATGGCGATGTTGGGGAGGGCAGCAACCACAGACGCCACATGCTCCGGGTACGGAGAACCGTTGGCCCACGGTCGCCGTGACTTCCACCCGCAACCGCAATCGAACTCCAGCACCTCCGTATCGGGGCCGGTACTCACGATGCGCGCGCCACCTTCGGGATGCTGTGCGAGTGCTTCCGCCAACACACCCACCACGTGCGCAGACGCGGATACAACCAGGTCAGAGGCGGTTTCTGTGGTTTCCGGGTTGCTCATGCGATGCCCTCGTTTTCGAGGAGTTGTGCGAGTTTTTCGGCGGCGCGGAGGGCGCGGCTGGTGTACATGCTGTAGTCGTTGATGCCGCTGGCGTTCCCGGCGAGGTCGGCGTTCATGCGCAGGGTGGCAATGAGTTTGGTTGCGTCGGCGTTCATGCGATGACTTTGATGGGTGTGTTGTCGCGGGCGATGGACTCGGAGGTGCGCGCGACTGAGTAGCCGGCTTCAATCCATCGACCGTGCCGATTGATTGCGACTGTGGGGCCTTCGTGAGACTGCCATTTGATGACGGTGAGGCGTGGGAGTGCGTCGAGTGCTGCCATGACGTAGCGCCATTCTCCCGACAGGATGCGTCGTGGTCGCACGGTGAGTGCGGGGTCTTGGGTGATGGCTGCGGCTGCGGTGTAGGCGGTTTCGTCGTCGCCGAAATACGGTAGGAGTACGTCTGCGATGAGTTCTTGGGTGGTGGCCGGCTGGGTCACGTGTGGTCCTTCCAGAGGTTTGGCCCGCTGCAACGGGTGCTTGTGGGTAACTGTACCGGTTTTGGCTGGTGATTGTCGAGTCATCAGGCACCTTTCGTGGTCGTGTTTCCTGGGCCTGTGTTGAACGGTGGCGGGTTTTCGGTGCGGGTCTGGTGTGTCTGTATGGGCTAACGCGCTGTGGGCGTTTGAGGGCTTGTTTCGAAGGTTCCGGCTCGTTTGGTGCGGGCGATGCACGGGATGGACTTCCGGTATCCGGATTCGGCGGTGCAAATGTGGCCGGCGGGTTGTTGGCAGTTGGGGCAGTCGACGGTCATTGCGGTGACGTGTGCGGCGGTCATTTTGGGTGTCTCCGATCGAGTGAAATTTCTCTTCGCTTGGCTGGCTTCGCGCGCCTGGTAGTTAGTCGACTTCGAGAGCGGGTGGTTGGTCTTTGGCTGGTGTTTATGTAGTGATCTTGAGTGATGGGGTGACATGGGTGTCACTTAGACTCGTCTGGGATGTCACTTAGACTTTCGGTTTTGTCACTTAGACATTGCTGGGATGTCACTTAGACTTTCGTGATTCCGGCCCAGTCTGCGTGACATGGGTGTCACTTAGACTCGGGCGGATCGGCACCACTTTCCCATCCGAAATCGGCTCCCCATCCGGGTCCAAATGAAGACGCTCCAACACCCCCGGAGGCAACACCAATCGGTACTCGTTCGTCTTCCCGAGCCACCGATTCCCCTGCCTCGTTTTCGCGATCCATTCCTCCTCCCGCAGCCATCCGAGAGCACGAATCACGGTCCGTTCCGACACCTCCATCTCCAATGCGAGCCGCCGAACCGAGGGGCGAATGTTTTCCCCATCGGTGCCAGCGAACGTCGCCATCGTGAGGCCCAGGAATTTGCAGCCTTTGGGCATGGGTGCGCGTTTGATGATGCGTTCCCACTCGAACCTCCCGCACGGCGTCGGCGGGTTGTCTGCCCACTCCATGAATCAGTTCGCCTCTTGTTCTTGCTGCCCTGCAATGGCGCGGAGTTTCCAGCGGGCTTGTGCGCGGGCTTTCGGGTTGGTTCCCAGGTGCACGCCAGCCCACACGCCGTACTGGGAGCGTTGATCGAGGGCCAGGCGTGCGCAGCCCTGTCGAGCGATCAGGGGGCAGGTGAGGCACACTTCGACCGCCTGCAACACTTCGATCTGCCCTGCCCGCCCTGATTCGGCGGGGAACCATCGTTCGGGGTCTTCGCCATTGCACGCCGCGTACGCCTGCCACTCGACGTCGTCCGCTGTGTAGGCAATCGTGCCTCGGCGGTGGAACTGCGGAACATTCGTGCGTACGTCGGTCATGCTGACTCCTGGGTGAGGCTGTCGATGTAGGCGTCGACATCGACGCGTCGCCACTTCAGCGGGGAGGTGGGGCCGCCGAGCTTGATTGCCTTCTTGTACAGGGGGTGGGTGTGGCGGTTGCAGCGGATGGTTTGCACGGCGACGGACAGGGTCTCGGACAGTTCCCTGATGTCCATCAGCCGCGGGTTCGCTGTCACGCGAGCACCTGCTGTGGGTCGGTGGACTGTGCGCCGGATTCGACGTTGTCGTGCTGCACTTCGGTGGTGACCTCGGTGAGACGTGCTTTCCACAAGTCCCCCAACGGCTTCCGATGGTTCGCCAGATTGAACGTCTTCAACTGCGATGCGACCGCGTCCAACTCGTCACGGTTCGCCGACTTCTCGATCGCCGCTGCGAGTTCGGTGGCCTGCTCGTTGGTGATGGTCGGCGGTCCCTCGGGGAGGGGTTCGACGACGTATGGTGCGCGCCTGCCCCGAGTGACGGTGAGTGCGAGGGTCATGCGCTTGTCGATGTGCGACATGTGGGAGATGCGGATGCCGCCGACTTCCTGCCCACCGAATGCGATCTTCGGGTCGCGGTAGATCGTCATTCGGCGTCCAACGTAGGCGCTGGCTTCGGCACCCCATGCGTTGATGAGGACGCGAATCATGGACTTACCGGGGCGGTAGGGGCGTCCGGTGCCGAACTCTTGGGTGACGATCTGCACGGGCTGTTCGCTACTCCCCTGCCGTACGTCGGTGATGGTGACGACGCGGGGACCGGACATGAGGTCGTCGGCGTTGATCTGGTCGCTTTTGGGTGCTGCTGCATCGGTGATGTTCATCGTCAGAACCTGATTTCGGTGAGTTCTCGGTTGGTGGTGGGGAAGCCGTCGATCGCGGTGTTGTAGGCGCGGATCATTTCGGTGGCTTCGGCTTCGAATGCGGCGACGGCGGTGACGATTGCATCGAACCAGCGGCGGTCGGGGTAGACGCGTTTGACCCACATCGGCATTCCGCCGCAGTAGGACACGTAGTCGATCCATGCCCGCCCGGACACGAGGAGGCCGCATTGGAGTTGGGCCATGTTCTCGCGCGGTGGTTCACCTGCGAGGATCGTTTCGAGGTGCTTCTTCGGGAGGCGTGACTTCGCCTCGATCAGACCGTGATCGCCCACGAGCCCGTCGGGGCTGTAGCCGATCTTCACTCCCCCACCGAAGTCGCGGACCATGAATCCGGTTTCGGTGACGGTGGCGAAGTGCTCGCTGTACTTGTCGCGGGCTCTCGGTTCGTCTTCGACACCGCGCATCATGTCGTCACTGACGAACATGTCGACGGTCCAGCCGGTGATGCGTTCGGCTACGAGGGTGGCTGTGAGTGCGCGGGATGTGTCGTTGCTGGCCGTCTCGAACATGACGTTGGAGTCGGTGTTTCGAGCGACACGGGCGCGCTCGGAGTGGAGCGTCTTGATCGGGCTAGCGGCTCTCTTGCTGCGGCACGGTGCGTTCGAGGCGGCGTCGCAGGCTGGGCAGTCGAAGTCGATCGCGGACAGCCGTCGGGTGGTGACGAGATCCTTGACGACTGAGGCGGTGACGATTCCGCGGCGCTGTTCCAGCCATTCGTCGGTGCCCTGCAACAAGTCTGGGAGTTCGAGGAGTGTGCTCATCGTGTTACCTGCCTTGGTCGTGGTAGTAGTCGGGATTGCATGTTTGAGGACATCCGCAGGTGGGTGGGTGTCCGTTGTCGTTGATGAGGTCTTCGCCGCAGTTGTCGCAGAGTGTCGGGTCGAACGTCTCGTCCCAGAGGACGCGCTCTTGGGGGTCGAGGTAGTTGATACTCACAGCAGCCCCACCTTCACGGCCCAGACAGTCCAAATCGCTGCGACTGCTCCGACGATGAGTCCGGTGATGCCTGCGGACTGGATGACGTTCAGGTCCGGTTCGGGTTCCATGTCGGGTAGTGCGGATGCCTTCACCCATTCGCCGAACTGGCGGGACGTGAGCGTCAGGAAGGTGCCGTCTTCGAGCTCGAACGCCCAATGCACCTGACCGTCGATGAATCCGATGCGCTCGAATTCCCGAACCGGCTGACCCTCGATGAACAACGGCGTCTCGTTCATGGTCGACTCCCGACGTAGACGAGGGTGTGCGGGAAGTCGTCGAGTTCGGCCGAGGTCAGTGGCGTGGAGTCGCCGGTCTCGAACCACTCGTCGTCCTCCTCGGTTTCGAGGTCGCGCATCCATGCCTTCTGCGCGCATCGGGCGGCACCGGTTCGGATGATCGAGCCGACGGGCAGTTCGAGGAGCTGATCGAGGAGGGTCAGCGAGTCGCCGGCCTTGTAGTCACTCATGCCGCCACCGGTGCCTTCGCGATGATCAGGTCAGCCAGCTTGTCGAGGGCATCGACCGGGTCGTTCGAGGTTGCTTCGAGCCAGAAGATGCCCGCCGGGAGACCGGTCCAGGTGTGCGGAACATGCACGACCGCTTTGTAGTTCGTTCCGTAGCCGCCCTCGGGCAACGATCGGAACAAGCGTTCCAACGTCCAGGAGCCGCAGCCGTCCGGGCTGGGAGCGTGGAAGTCGACGATGTCTTCGAGCCGCGTAACAGCCTCGTCGAGGGTGACTGAGATAGGATGTGTCTGCATCTGAACGCCTTTCCAGAGTGGTGTTTGGGTCTGGCCCGTCGAGCTGCAACTCGGCGGGCCTTTTTGTGTTTCTACGCCGACCGTCCGACAGCTTGCGAGCCGCCAATCACTTCGCGCAAAAAAAGAGAGCCAGGTGGTGCGTTGAGCTTCTTCTCGATTGCCTTCGCGACATCGAGCCGACAATAAGTTCGAGCCCCGCGACGCAAGTGCGAGATCGTTGCCGGTGAAACTCCGACCTTCGGAGCCAGCGAACGGTTCGTTTCCTCGCGATCGACCATGTAATCGTCCAAGAGATCCGCACTCTTAAGTTTTGTGGCGAGCCGCATCCGAGTAGTCAATTCCCCTCCTCTCAATGATTGGTGATTGCCGAGCTGTCACTCACAGTAGCCAACGTTGGCTACGTACGCAACCCCAATTTCCGACCAATGCCTGCGTAAGCGATAATTACAGCTCTGTTCTTTGTAGCCACACCGGCTACCCTGGGAGTATTCGAACAACGCCGACGTCGTGGAGTCTCTGATCCGTGAGCCACCTATCCGAATACCTGCAAGCCCACAAGGGCGAGCACACCATCCGATGGATCGGACGGGAGTGCGGCAAACGCGGACACGACGTCGGCGAATCGACCGTCATCCCCTACTTCAACGGCAGCCACCGCGGCACCAACGACAAAGTGTTGGTCGCCCTCGCAGACGTCCTCAACCTGCCCGTCACACGACTACGCGAACTCGCCGAAGTGCCGGCCGGAGAGACATCACCGTGGAGTCCGCCCCTTGAGGCGAACATGATGAACGACCGCCAACGGAAAGCCGTCGACGAACTCATCCGGTCCTTCGTCAAGGCCGAGGCACAGACTCCCGCGAGTAAAGGCCGCAGGCTTGCCGCCGTACCAGACAAGGTCGCGGCATCGAAACGGACAAAAGAGGCTGGTGACAGTACCCCAGGCCAATGAATGACATGCATGTTGTTCGAGGTCACGCCGCGTTTTTGTCGGTACCAGACCATACGGTCCCAGACATGACTCGATTCCATCCGTGGCGGTCCGCCCGCGAACAGCACGCGGATACCGAGATCGACTGCACCCGCCAACTCCCCGACGGCATCACCGGACAGACAGACGGACGCGTCATCCGACTCTGCCGAACCCTGTCGCAAGCACAACGCCGCGCCACCCTCACCCACGAGCTGATCCACCAGGAACGCGGCGGGGTATCCACCGACCCCTACCTCGAGGCGAAAGAGGAACGGATCGTCGACGAGATCGCCGCCCGCCGGCTGATCCCGCTCGATGATTTGGTGGAGGCCTTGGTATGGACGCGTGGGCTCGCGGACGCTGAGGCTGCGTGGGAACTGTGGACCGACATGCACACCCTGTTGGTTCGTATCCGCACCCTCACCCGAGATGAGCGCCGTTACATCGACGTCGAGTTGGAGCGCCGCGGATGACCGAACACGACGCCGCGATCCTCGCGTTCGAGAAACGATGGTGGCGGGCCGCCGGGGAGAAAGAGCAGGCGATCCGCGACAGGTTCGACATGTCCGCCGTCCGCTACTACCAGATCCTCACCCGCTTACTCGATGACCGGGACGCGCTCGCGGCGGAACCGGGGCTGGTGAAACGGCTTCGCAGAATCAGGGATTCGCGTCGGCAAGGGCGCACACAACGAAAGGGAACGCAATGAAGAAATGGATTAGAAAGGGAACGCAATGAAGAAATGGATTAGAAAGGGAACGCAATGAAGAAATGGATTAGAAAGGGAACGCAATGAAGAAATGGATTATGGGAGTGGCGGCCGTGGGATTGCTTGCGGGGTGCAGCTCGGACAACGGCAGCGAACCGGCACCGACAACGGAAGAATCTGTGCGGGCCGCGCCGATCACCTCGACCACTACAGCTCCGACGACGATCCCTCCGGCACAGGCCACCCCCGGTGACCCAGTCGCGGCAGGCTGCCAGCAACCCGACGCCAGCGTCGTTGCAGCCATTGAAGCCGCGCTCACCGAAGGCCGCACCCTTCAAGACGTCGCCGCGGTCACCACCGACGTCAACGGCGTCGACTACGAATACGTCTCTGCCAACGTCTTCCGCGCCGACGGCACTCGATCCGTGTCCGCGGCTGTGTGGCTCTCCCCCGGCGTCGGCGTCTTCAACTTGTCCGGCAACTCGCGGGAAGTGACACCCCAGTTCGAGTTCGCGCGCGGCATGTTCGACGGTGTCAGCGCGGGCGACGAGACCGGGGCGCAGGTCCAGGAGTGCGTGTCCGTGATGGCCCGTGGCCGATAGCGATGCCGAGACCACCGCTCCCGATTGGGACGCACGGCAAAATAACCCGACGCCAACTCCCCGACGGACGATGGCAAGCAACCTGCCGAGTTCGCGACGCCGACGGAGTCACCCGCGCCATGATGCGGTACACCCCCACCGGCATCACAGACCGGACAGGGGCAGCCGCCGAACGCGCCTTGGTTGAAGCGCTCACTGAACGTACCGTCACCACATCCGACACCATCACCGCGACATCCAAGGTCGCCGTCCTTTGGTCCGCGTACCGGCAGCAGCTCGTCGAGAAGGACCGGGCACCGTTGACGTTCGAGTCCTACGATCCGATCGGGAAACGGATTGTCGCGGCCCTCGGCAGCCTGCAAATCCGGGAAGCCACGACGCAGCGGCTCGATGCGTTCATCGCCGAAGTCGTCGCTCGCTCCGGTGTCGGAACCGCGAAGATCGCCCGGACGATCCTCACTGGCATGTTCAAGCTCGCCGTTCGGTTCGGGGCGTGCACGGTCAACCCGGTCCGTGAGATCGAGTTGAAGGCGTCGAAGCGGCGCAAACGCCCGAAGTCGATGGACGCGTCAGTGTTGGCGGACGTGTTGACGGCGGTTCGTGAGTCGGATGTGCCGTGCCCCGTGATCCTGTCGCCGTACCAAGTCCGCAAGGGGTTGCGGACGACGACGCATCAACGTGTCCCGACGGTCGCAGAGTTCTGTGAGCATGCGGACCTCGCGGACGTCGTCACGATGTTCGCGGCCACCGGTGTCCGCATCGGTGAACTGATGGGCCTGCGGTGGGCGGAGGACGTCGACGTCGAAAGACGCCGCGTCCGTGTCGCGGGGAAGGTGGTCCGCCTGGTGGGTGTCGGGCTGGTGTGGCAGGGGTTCCCGAAGTCCGAAGCCGGGGAACGTGAGTTACCGTTGCCGGCATTCGCTGTCGACATGCTCACCGAGCGGGCCGCGCATCCGCATGGGCCGATGCTGTTCGAGTCCTCCACCGGAACGCTCCGTGATCCGGATACGGTGGCGCGGCAGTGGCGGCAAGTCCGTGCCGCCCTCGGACTGGACTGGGTGACCTCCCACACCTTTCGCAAGACGGTCGCGACGATCCTCGACGACGAGGGGTTGACGGCCCGTGTGGCTGCCGATCAGCTCGGGCACGCGCAGGTGTCGATGACCCAGGATGTGTACATGGGTCGGGGTCGGACGCATGAGATCGTGGCGACGACGCTCGATGGTGCGATTGCGAAAGCGTCGGATAAGTGTCGGGTGGACGAAAAAGAAGACCAGGCCAGCTAGCCTGTGTGGGCTTGCTGACCTGGCCTTTGTGGAGCTGCCGGGAATCGAACCCGGGTCCTCTGCTGCATTGCCAGGGCTTCTCCGTCGGGGTTCGACGGGCTGTTCTCGGCATTGAGGGTTCTGGGCTTTGAGCTGCGGTTTTTTGGCGGTCTGTATGTCTTGCTTGTATGGAACCATTGGGAACTGTTTTGGTTATTTCGTCGGATAAACGTCGGATTGCGATACGCCAGAATCGCACGCCCGTTCGATGGACTAGGGCAACGGATTCTCGGTGGAGCTAAGGGGACTCGAACCCCTCTCATTCCCAGCCTATACCGGTGCTGACCTGCTTAAACGTTCCGAATAGTGGTCGTTGACGTGATTTTCTGACCTGCGGATTCGTTTCGGCGTGTTGACCGCGTCAACAGGATTGCAACGAGAAAAGGCCCCGCCTCCCTCGATTGGGAGACGGGGCCGATTCGTCGAGATTGTTCGACGGCTGAGCTACCCCACCCATGCGGGTGGATCGTCCAGCACGGTCCAGTCTAGGCGGTGGTGGTGTCCTCGGCGGGAGTCTCGTCGACTGCCGGGGTCTCGACCTCGACGACCTCGACGACCTCGACGGGCTCGGCGGGAACCTCCGGGGTCTCGACGGGTGCCGGTTCGATGACCGGGTCCGGGTTGACGTCGTCCGACACCTGAACCTCGCTCTTCAACTCTGCGAGGTCTTCGAGGGTGATCGGCTGAGCGGCCGCCAGCTTCTCCTCCAAGCCGGTGATCTTCGCGACGAACTCGCCGCGGGACTTCACGACCTGATCCTTGATGCCGGTGATTTCGGTGAGCAGTTCGTCACGTGTAGCCATGATGATTCTCCTGAGGTAGTAGATGGTTGCCGCCCCGAGTAGGGCGACGATTGTGAGCCGCAGCATGGCGGTCACCCCCGTTCTGGTTGGGGATCTGTGAGCCCGTATGCGGGCATGGGGAAGCCCCTGGACCTCTGGGGGTCACAGGGGCTTGTAGGGAGCATGTCTCTGCCGTTCAGATGTCCTACCAGCAGGGACGCATCAGTCCGGCCACTGAGCAATCCAGACGCCCTCGGCTGGGACGAACTCACGCAGGACGTAAACCCACGTTCCATTCGTCAACGTCATCCGCAGCACAGCACCGGATGCGATCGGTCCGTCCACGGTCACCCACGGATTCGGCCGTGCCATCTCGCGGACGAACTCGTCCGTGATTGTCACAACCGGGTCCGCGTGCGTGCATCTGAGTTCCGCCGGTGCCGTGTTGATTCGGGTCAGTTCAAGCGAGCCGACGTCGAGGTTCCGCGACTTCATTCCATCTCCTCGAGTCGTCGTCGTGCATCTGCCTGCCGCGCCCGAAGTGCTTCCTGGTCGGCTCGCGCTTTCGCCCACGCCGCCGACTGCTCCGCCGAGGGCCAGCCGCCCGCACGACCCCAACGCTCGATCGTGTTCACGCTAATACCGGATACCCGAGCGACCTCCCGCACTGACCCGCCCGCGATCAGAGCGGCCACGACAGCAGCGTGCAGTTCCTTCTCCGCTGCCTCCGCACCGATCACCGCAGCACGCAGCCGCTGCTCCTCGACCGTCGGGACAACGCCTCGCTTCTGTGGAGTCACGCAGCGTTTTTCGGCCGCGCAACCTTCTCGAAATCGTCGTCGATTCCACACAAGGCGTAGTCATCCTCGTGCACCCAGGACTCGCCGTCGCGGTGGATCTGGTCGTCGCAGTTCTCGCAGAACACGGTGTTCGTCATGCCTTCATCTTACCCCTGATGTGTCCCCACCGTGGGGACAAACCTCGCGTTATGTGCCCGTTTCGGGTCAGGGCTGCATGGCGAAGAACAGTTGGAACACGACGTTTTGGGCGACCCACGCCGCGTCGGTGTCGGTGTTAATTCCGATGGTGTCCGTGGCTGCAGCGAACGTCATTCCCGCCGCGTGACCCCACCACTGCGTCTTGCGTTGCTCGCCCACGCCGAGAGAGAGGGTCGCGTTGGGAACGCTGACACCACTGCGGCTCGGCTTCACGACGAGAGTGCCCGCCGTGATCGCGGTGACGCAGCCGACCGACAGCCCGACCAGGCGACTGTCACGAGGGAGCAGTATCGAGCCCACGTTCGACGTGCTGTAGAGGTGGTTCGCGCCCCGGTTGCTCTGACTGGCAGGCAGCGCTGCCGCGACCATGCCCAATGCGATCGGTGTCGGTTCCCTAACCTCGAACGAGCCGTCTGCGTTGACCACGACAGGGTGTCGATCCCCGACGGTCGTGGGCCGTGAGACGGTGATCTTGTCCACGCGGATGCGATCGGTCATCAGTACTTCCCCACAATCTCTCCGCCGCGAATGGCGTTGAACGATGCCGTGTCGTAGTAGGAGTACTCCGAGACGGTGAAGATGCGCTCACCGGCAGCGCGGCCCTCCGACCCCAGCGGGATCTTCGGGCGGCCGAGCTTGTACCCGGCCGGTGCGGTGTAGAGGATCGAATCCTCGGCCCACGTACCGGGCACGGTGGTTGGGTACGCGAGTCCGGTGCGGACGTAACGGCGAAGCGTCCAGACATTGTTCGACTCGACCACTGCGAGGACGGCGTTGCCGAGGGTGTCGTCACGCTCGAAGCACATGCCGCCGACGTAGACGGATTTGTACGCACCGAACGGCTTACCGGTGGGAACGATGGTCTCGTCGATCCACAGGTTCGTCGTCGCGTTGGTCCTGCGGCGCATCACCTTGTAGGTTCCGCCGAGTTCGGCGCGGGCCGGGTCTGCGATGACCGCGACACCGTCCGAGCCTGGCGTGGTGGCGTAGTCGGCGCGGCTGAACGACATCACGGCCACCGCGTCACCACCGCGAGCGATGTCGTAGTAGCGGCGTCCGTCGTCGCCCGTCGCGTCGTAGATCATGTCCGCGTTCGGACCTGCACCCGTGACGGGGATGAGCGGTGCCCCGACAGCGGGCGGTGCACCCCACAGATGGCCGATGATGTTGCTCGCCGCATTGCGCACGGCCCCGGTTCCACCCTTGATGCCCTTGAAGAAGTACGTCTTGGTCGAACCGTTGGCCGGGACGGGAGTGGGGTCGCCGGTCGCGATGGCCCAGAACGTGTTCCCTGCCTCGGTGTAGGCGATGTACGCGGCCTCGATGAGGGTGAAGCGCTCGTCGGCGGAGTCCTCGAACGAGGGCGGCGTGTTGGTGGGGCGCTCGGTGACCGACACCTGGAGGTTGGTCGAGCGGGCGATCTTGTTGAAGCCGCCGTTACGGCAGCGGACCATGCCGCGCCCGGAGTCGGTGAGCACCTTCGAGGCGTCCGCCGAGGTCACGGTGGCTGCGATCGCTGCGCCGCCGCGTGTGGCTGCGAGCCCGAACTTGGTGGTGTCGGCGGTGGAGTTGACCACCCAGTAGGACACACCCGCGACGAACGGTGCCGGGGCTCCTGCCGTGGTGAAGCGGTAGCGCATCCCGTCGACCAGTCCGTGTGCGACCGGCGCACTGACGGAGGTGACGCAGTCGAGGACCGCCGACCCGCTGACGGTGTTGACCCGCTTGTTGGTCTCGGCAGGCTTGGCCATGACCGAGCCGTACGCGACGGACGTGCCGCCACCGAATTGGAGCTGCACTTCGGGGCCGACCGAGTCGAAGGTGTTGTAGCCTTCGGCCTCGCGCAGGCGCAGGTAGTTGTCGTCGTCGTGCGGGGAGTAGACGGCGAGGGCGCGCCGGTTGACGTTCGGGGTGAGGTCGAATGCCATGCCGACGCTGTCGTGGTCGTCCTGGAAATATCGTTCGGGGTTGAGGCGTGTGCGTCCGACGATGCCGTTTTCGATGTCGACCCAGCCGATGCGCACACCGCCGTCCACGCCGCAGCCGCCCACGAACACTCGGCCGTGCACGAAGTACGCCTGGATGGACTGCCACCACGAGTTCGAGATGTCCGGGATCAGGCGTGAGCTGACAGCGCCGATCGCCTTCGTGGCTACCTGCGGGGTCGATGCTTTCGCGACGGCCTTGCCGACTGTTCCGGCGTCGGTGAGGGCGTCGACGGTCGTCGCACCGGTCGATCCGATGGGTGCATAACGTGTGTCACCGACTGTTTCGATGCGGGCGTCGACAGCGGTTTGGTCGAGTCCGTTGCCGTCGATGGGGTTCGCAATCAGATACGCCGCGAGGGCTTCCTGAATTTTCTGGACGGGTGTGTCTGGGGGGATGTTGACTGCTGCTGCGATGAGGGGCCAGAGTTCGGTGGTGCCGTCGCCGTCGGGCATGGTGAAGGGGTACGGCCCGAGGGCGGTACGGGATGCCGCGAGTTTCATGCGGATGAGGTAGTTACCTGCCCGAATCGGCGGCGTCGACAGTCCCGAGGCGGTGACGGGGACACGCAGCGGCTTATCCGTCGCGATCGTCCCACCCGCCCCGACTGGTAGCTGCGACCAAATCTCCACGTACGCGTCCGGGCCGTAATCCGCCGCCCCCGACGGATCAACCAACGCAGTCACAATCGACTTCACAACGCCTCCAAATTAGAATTGGACTGCGCCAGCACCACAGGTTCAGGATCTGCCACAGGATCAGCAAGACTGATAGACCCACGGAACGAAGCATTGTGCACCACAATCAACGCCCCCCCAGCGATGCTCAGATCAAGCTCGTAGCCGTCGATATTGACTTTCATGCTGCCTCCTCAAGTACGACCATGTCCCTGGCCGTGAAGTTGTCCCAGCTACCAGAATTGGTGAACAGGGCGCGGTCGCAATACAGACCGGTGTATCTACCGGCAGTCAAGCCCACACCAGTGACCTGCATCCGCAACAGCCACGCCCCGTCGACCTCTTGGTAAGCGGTAAGAATGTCGCCGATTGCTTCCAACGCCCAATATGTTCCGTCAGTCGCCCCCGACCAGGTAGCCAAAGTGGAGAACGTGGACTCGCCTGCCGAGGTCCACTGCCGCAGGGCCGCACCACTACTGGTGAGCACCAGCGCGAAAAAGCTGGAACCGGCCGCGTTTCCTCGGCACATCGCACCCTGCTCGACGCCGTTCACGCCACTTGCAAACACCTCGACCCTCTGATCGCCGTAAGCGAGGGGCTGTGGGTAGTAGTAGAACGATTTCAGGTCGTTCGTGCTCTTGTATGCGAACATGCCATCGGTGATTCCCGCGTTCGCGCTGCCGATCCTTGTCCAGATGAACGTGTTGTTGAAGTTGTCGGTGTGCTGGCGCGGCAATGGATCGCCCGACAGCAGACGTTGCCCGACACCGACCCACAGCAAGAACGCTGTGCCGAACGACTGGCTCCCGTTGGGGATCACCGACCCTGATGTGATCGCCGTCGAATAAGTGAAGTTCATCGCCTGTTGCGGGGGGAAAGACTCCGCGCTGCGCGCGTACTGATCCTTTTCAATCGCTGCGATCGACCGCACGTTCCCGGTCCCGATCTGATGGACGCCCGCAATCATGTATTCGAGTTCGTCGAACGGAATGTCGTTTGGCGCGGTGACATTCCACTCAACCTTGCCGAGCGAGAGCGTCGGTGTCTGGTTCGGGCTCACCCACGCAACCTCGGCGTCACCGTTTGGAAGCATCCGCATCAACACGACGTACAGCTCACAGGGGCTGGTGACTGCGCCGAGTTTGATCGAGATGGTCGCGCGACCGACAGCGTAGTTCGACTGAATGTAAGCAGCGACCAGAACGTTCTTCTCGGGCGTGTACGACGTGGCGAACGATGTGTACCAGTCCTTGCCGCCGTCACTGTCGCCCGTGCTGATGATGACACGGTCGATGAACGGCTCTATAGCGGCCGTTAACCGCGCTGCACGCTTTGGGGTGCGGTTGAGTAGCGCATCCGGGAACGAGACCTGCTGGCCGGGAACCGGCGTCATCCACGACTCAGCAAACGGTGCTGTGATGGTGTTCGCGAATGCGTTGACTTGCTGCACAATTGGTGCAATTGCTGCCCCGACTGCCCCGACTGCCGCGTTTGTGGCTTGTGTGACCGCTGTGCCTACCGCGTTGTCGGCGGCGGCCTGTGCCCCGTTCGCTACCGTGACGGCCCCGTTGGCGACGGTCTCCACCGACTCGATCGCCGTGAACGTCCCCGCCTCCGACTTCATCGAAAACGCCGACAGTCCCCACCCATACTGGTAGTTGAATGGGAACGGGATCGTCATTTGGATCGCGAATCCGCAGTACCGGTGCGCTTCGTCGATCGGGAATACTGTGTCTTCCGCTTCGACGACGACGGAGTTCTCCACCACCAGCTGATACAAGCCGGAGCCGGACGCGCGGAGTTCGATACGTTCCGCAGTCCCAATCTTGTACACCGCATTCGAGCCACCAGGAAAGTCCGTGAACGACCACGTCGTGCCGCTACGAGTGAACTTCCCCAAGTACACACCCGTCCCAAACACATTCGCGTACACGCCCTCGGTGAACGCCTCATTCGCACACACAATCAACGTCGTGCACGCAGCCGAGTCGATGTTCTTGTCGTCGCAGATGGTGTCCGCGGTCATCGTGGAGGACGATGCAGGCTGTGGGTAGCGTGCCCACCGCCTGCCCTGTGACGGTGCGAGTGATCCTTCGACCAACCGTGCCGCGCGCCCCGTGATCCGCAGTTGTTCGCCGTTGCCGCCCTGCACCCAATCCGCCGTCATCTGCGGACCACGACCCAAAGCACTACCCGTATCCGAACGATTGAAGTCGTCATACCCCGACGACCCCTTCGACACAATCGTCTCCAACCGAGCGATCCGCGCATTCGACGCACTGCTGTTCCCGAGCAGGCTGGCGACGAACCCGACGATGTCCCCGATGATCGGGAGACCCGACACCGCATCCGCCAACGCATCGAACACCAAACCAACAATGTCCATCTGCGCAGCCGGCGTCCGCCGTGGCAACCGTTCCATCTACGCCTCCCACCCCGACGCCTTACGGCGAAACTCGTTGAACGTCATGTGCTCCGGAGGCGGAAACTGATACCCGACCTCGGCCGCATGGATCTTCGTATTGCCATGCCACGCAGCGTCATACGCGAGGTATGCATCCTTCACCTCGTACTCCGCTTCCTTCTGCCGCCCATGCTCTTTCAGCTCCTCGACCTGCTCGACGAAATACTCCACGCGGGCACGCAAGTCCTGGATGACCTGGTTCTCCTCCGACCGGCGAGCATCAGCCCGTCGCGCCGCCCGGTTACCCTGCTCCCGCCACCGCTTCCCCAGCGGCCCAAGCAGTTTCGCGCTGGTCTCCGACGCCAGCGAAAGAATCTTGAGAACGTACCCAGCGATCAGGACGATGCCGAGGATGGTGAGCAGAGTCGGGTTGTTCGAGACGATCGTGGCGATGTCCTCAGGTGACACGGGCGGTCCTCCACGTCCGTTCTGCTTCCAACGCGAAGACAATGTGAATCACGGATGCCGTCACCCATGAAGTGCCAGTGCGCCAGCCGAAGAACTCGCCGTCGCGGACGATGATCTCCACCAGCGCGCCCGCAGCGAACACCCCGTAGATGGAAGCGATTGCCATGTTCCCGATCGCTGCGAGGGGTGATGTCTTCCACCACATCCCG